ATCTACACTTCTAGCTTCGTCGGCAGCGTCAGATGTGTATAAGAGACAGCTTCTAACGTTGTGTATGGTAAGAAAACTGGTAACACCCCAGACGGTCGTCGTGCTGGCGCGCCGTTCGGACCGGGTGCTAACCCGATGCACGGTCGTGACCAGAAAGGTGCTGTAGCGTCTCTGACTTCCGTTGCTAAACTGCCGTTTGCTTACGCTAAAGATGGTATCTCCTACACCTTCTCTATCGTTCCGAACGCACTGGGTAAAGACGACGAAGTTCGTAAGACCAACCTGGCTGGTCTGATGGATGGTTACTTCCACCACGAAGCATCCATCGAAGGTGGTCAGCACCTGAACGTTAACGTGATGAACCGTGAAATGCTGCTCGACGCGATGGAAAACCCGGAAAAATATCCGCAGCTGACCATCCGTGTATCTGGCTACGCAGTACGTTTCAACTCGCTGACTAAAGAACAGCAGCAGGACGTTATTACTCGTACCTTCACTCAATCTATGTAATTAGATTTGACTGAAATCGTACAGTAAAAAGCGTACAATAAAGGCTCCACGAAAGTGGGGCCTTTTTTAGCACGAGAGCCTTTTTTGTCAGCTATCTATACTTTAAGGTGACTGCCAAAACAGACTCGACGTAGCCTTCGAGCTGCGCACCAACACGGCCTCAGATGGGCCACATCTGGAGAAACACCGCAATGTCAGTTATTGGTGACATTTTTTGATATCTAATCACATGAAATAAAAGGATTTATTTCTGGTCACGTCCACACATTGACCACATCGACAAAAAAAGCCCCTCGACTGAGGGGCTTCCTGTTTCTAATTACATCCACATAATTTGCTGCCCTGACGGCAACGGGTGCGGTCTTACGGCGTGGACTTCTCCCGGCTTCACGATGTATCGCTGTACCGACTCATAAGTGATGAACGTGGCGCTGCAATTCACGTTCTGGCACTGATGATAACGCTCTTTTGTCGTGTCAGTGATATAGCGACTTGTACGCGCATGTGCGGCATGCTGGCATAAAGGACAATGAAACATCGCGAGCACCTCTTCCGGTTTTGTTGATGGTGCCATTTTAGTTAATTTATCCTTACAAAACAAACAGATAAAACAAAAACATCACTCATCATCTTCTGTTTCGTACTCCACATCAGAAAGCCTGACCTCAAGCTCTAAGGACGTCGTGAAGCCGCTATTATTCAGAAAATGTGTCACCTTAGTGATTGTCCAGTCCTGCTCGTCTATGACGCGCTTAAAACCTGACACTTTGACCGGCGTTTCCGTGTAAATATCTGCCCGACCGGTAGCCAGGCTGATGGAGAACTCCGCAACGCCCCGTTGCAGTTTATCCCACTTCGCCTGAGCGGCGCGCATGGCCTGCGCTTTCGTGGCATATACCGTGGTCAGGGCAAAAACGTTGTCAGCCTCACCGGCCATGTATTCACCTTCACGCGCTTCCGGTACTTTAGGCGCTTTCTTCTGCCTGACCGGTTTCGCTTTCGGGTGCTCCAGTGCGCGCAGGTGTTTCTCTTTCTTTTTGCGTTTCAGTTTTACCTTCTGCTTTTGCGGCTTCGGGTCTTTGGTGTGTAACCACTTTGCCGTTACGCCTGTGTAGGCTCCGCGGTCAGCAATCGCAAAATGATGACGGTCGCCGTCGCTGCGGGTGATGGTAATCTGCGGGATTTTTTTACCGCTGGCCGTCACCCCCTGCCCCGCTTTGAGAAACAACAATTTTCCCATTTTTACCGACACCTCACCGCCGTTGCGTTCAGCAAGGCGGGTCAGGAATTTTGCATCAGACTCCTGCGACTGGTCGATGTGCGGGATTTTAATTCCGGCCAGTGACGGCGCGACACTGGCTTCCAGCCTGTTACGGGAGGCTATCACCTCAACAATCGCACCGAGCGTGGTGTCATGCCAGGAGCCTTCACGGCGGGAATTGAGCGTCCCGCGAAAATCTGCACTCCGGGCGCGGATGGTAACCACATCCGGCGCGCCCCGGTGTTCAACCTCATCAACGGTAAATTTCCCTTTGCATACCAGGGCAAAACCTTTCCAGCCGATATACACCGTCAGGACAGCGCCACGAACCGGCAGCCCGACCTGCCCGTCGGCATCGTTCAGTTCAATATCAAGCTGGTCAGCCTCAAAGCCCCGGTTATCCGTCAGAGTCATGCTCATTAGACGGTCGCTGATATTGCCGGTAATATCCCTGCTGTCGAGCATCAGCATGTAATCCGGCGTCAGCGTACTGCCTGCATCAAATGTCAGTGCATCCAGCATTATCCCGCCCCCGTCATACCTGTGAATTTAGTCGCCATACTGCCAGCCTTACCGATGAGCGATTCCGCCTGTTTACCGATATCGCCATAAAGCGCGGCCAGTGATTCATCAACGCGGGTGAGCGACAGCGTAAAATCAATTTTCCGGGGTGTGCCGTCTGCAAAGAAAATACTCCCTGTTTCACTCACCCTGCTGATGACATACATGCCGTAAATCATGCCGGTGCCATCCAGCAACGGCCACGCCCGACCTTCCTCTGCCATCAGCCTGAGCGTGGTCATCGTCAGCTTTCCGCCGGTCAGTTCGGGATAAAGCACACCGGCAAGCGTGATGTTTTCCTCGCCAACACCGAGAAACTGAAAGGCATCCCGTTTACCGATACGGGAATTTGACGGCCAGCGATAATCTGATTCACGCTGCATGGCCTGGTGTGGCAGCGTCTGGCGCATAAAAACAAACATACCTAACGCGAGCATCATTTTTCGTCACCTCCTTAACCGTCATGCATCATGCTGGCACGGGCGCGCGCACGTTTATCCCGCTCGTATTTTTCGAGCGCATCCTGTAACTGGCGGTCAAGCTGTGTTCCCGGCGCAGAACCACCCGTCAGGTTAATGTGATATTCGTTTTTACTCTGGTCCACATAAGAGCGACCAGCCGGTGCCGTGACCGGCTGATAAGCCTGATAGCCTGCATAAGAGCTGGTCGCCGGAATATAACCACCGGTGCCATACGTGGCGGCATGAGTCCTTGCGGCGGTCTGGTCAAGTGTGTCTGACTCTTTGTTGATAACACCGAGTTTTTCCAGTACCCAGTCAATACCGCTGCGCAGTTTGTTGAACGCATTAAGCGGCAGCATCAGCGCGTCAGCCAGTGCCTGCCCGAACATGACGCCCGTGTCACGGCAACGGTTCAGGGTGTCCTGGGTGGCTTTAACCGGGGCAATCAGGTTTTTAAACCACTGCCACGCGGCCTGTAACTTTTCGCCCAGCCAGTCAAACACCGGTTTCAGTGGCGTGAACAGCTCCCCCACCGGCGCAAATGCCGCTTTCAGCCCTTCAACCACACCGCCAAAGAATGCGCTGACAGGCTCCCAGTATTTACGGATAAGCAACGCCCCGGCGACAATGGCGGCCACCACAGCCACAACCGGCCAGCTAATCGCCCCGATGGCCGTCATAACGGCACTACCAACCGTCGTGAAGATTGCCCCCATTGCGCCTGCTGCCGCGATGATGGCATTGATGCCGGTGATAACCGGCCAGGCTACAAGACCAATTGCACCGATGATGCCAGTAAGCGCCAGCGCACCACCGGCAATGAGGCCAATGGTTGACGCCAGTGATTTGTTTTTCTGTATCCAGCCGTCGAGTTTTAACACATACTTTGTGGCCGTCTGCGTGAGCTTACGCAGCGCGCCTTCCTGCTGGTCAAACAGGTCAGTCCCCACCGCCTCATAAGCGGACTGAAACTCCTTAAAGTCACCGCCGAGGTTATCCTGCATGATTTTAACCAGCTCTTCCGTTTTACCGTCCGAGGCTTTCAGCGTGGCGGTCAGCGTATCCAGTTTTCCGCTTGCTGCCGCTGCCAGTAAAACGTTCGCTGATTTCAGGGCTTCCTCACCAAAAATGGTTTTAAGGTATTCCCCCTTCTGAGACGTTCCCAGCTTGTGTTTATCAAAGCTGGCCTGAATCTCTTTCAGAATGGTGAACAACGGACGCATATTTCCCTTTTTGTCCGAGGTTTTAACGCCAAGCTCTTTGAGTGCATCCCATGCTTTTCCAGTCGGTGCCTGTAATCGGGTGACAACGGCACTGCTACCCGTACCCGCCATTGACCCCCTGATGTTATTGTCATGCAGCACACCTGTCATGGCCGCTGCCTGCTCAAGACTTACACCTGCCGTCCTCGCAACCGGCCCGAGGTAAGTCAGTGCATCACTGAGCCCCTGAAAATCAGCCGCCGACTTATTCATCGTTGCCGACAACACGTCGCCCACATGGCTGACATCATCATTTGACAGTTGAAAGGATGCCTTAGTCCCCAGCAACAGTTGCGCGTTTTCTTCCATCGACCGCTGATTCGCCAGTGCCATATTCAGCGTGACCGGCGTTGCCGCCTGAATAGCCGCAGCATCTCCACCCGCTTTCGCAATGATAATCTGCGCACCGGCCGCATCATCCGCCGAGGCGGCGGTATTATCGCCGAGCTGGCGCGCCTGCTTGCGTAGTGCAGCCATTTCGGCGGAGTCTTTTGCCACACCGAGCACAGCCTGCAATTCTGAGTTTTTCTGCGCAAACTCATAACCGGGCATCAGTAGCTTAACACCGGCCATCGTTCCCGCCGCCGCAATCCCCACACCGGCAGCGCCCACTGAGGCCATATTTCCGGCCAGTTCCTTTCCGGCCTGATAACGCTGTTTGACTGCGTTAAGTTTTGCCTGTTGCGCACTGACACGCGCCAGCGCGTCGCGCTGACGGTTAAGCTGTGCGGTGGTTTCACTGATACGGTTTTTCAGTCCCTGCTCATCATGTGCAAGATTGCGGGTATTAATTCCCACAGCGGCCAGTTCCCGCTGCTGGCGTTTAACGGAATCCGTCAGGCGGTTATATTTCGCCTGTAAGTCCTCCGCCGCACGCTTTGCGGATTCCAGCACTTTCGCCTGAGCACGTGTCGGACGTTCGGTGTTTTTAAACTGTGTGGCAAGGGCTTCGGCTTCCTGCCGCGCCTTTTCAAGTGCATGACCAGTCACGGCGAGCTGTGCACTGGTCTTGCGAAATCCCTCAATACGGGATGCCTGACCGTTCAGCTCGCGCAGTGATTTTTGTGTTTCCCGGATATCCCCCGACAGCGACTTGCTCGCTGTACGGATGGATTTAAACGGGCGGGATGCCTGGTCAACAGCCCTGAGCAATACCTGTAATTTTACATTGTTACTCATTCGTGTTTCCGCTTCGCCGGAGCGCCTTTTCGCGCCATGTGATGAGTTCGGTCAGGCTCATGGGATACAGTTCTGATGGCGGCCAGTGAAATACCACTGCCACATCCGCCATCAGGTCATCGACCGAGAGATTTTTTGGAAACGTCACTGCACCGAGTTCGGCGACAAAAAACCGACCACCTTACCGGCCAGCGCCACAAGGTCAGGCAGTTCCAGCGCGGCGACTTCCTGCTCGGTCAGCATCGGTGCCGTCATGCGCGGCAGCACCTTAATCAGTGCATCGACTTCGGAGTTCGCGACCGCTGCCAGACTGACACCACGCAGCGTCCCGGCATTGGGTTTCATCAGCGTGACCTGTTCGATAACCTGCTCACCACGTTTGACCGGATTGTCCAGGGTAATGACATTTTCTTTGTTCATGGTTTTCTCACTTATGAATCGGGGTTAACCGGTCAGCCAGGCTGACCGGATGAAAATCACAGGCCGATATTGCGGCGGTGTTGCTCCAGCCGGTCGACGCCGTTCACCTTCTCAATCATGTTGATGGTGTCAATTTCGACCAGCTCCTTACCGTCCATCGTCAGCCGGAAATAAGTGCAGACCACGGAGATTTTCGACTCGGTATCTTCTCCCTGTTTCCCCTCGCCGGTGTCGATTTCTTTCTGACGTCCACGCATGACCACCTCGACGGCCACCGTTTCGCCGGTATCGTCGCGCTGGTAAGAGCCTGCAAAACGAATCGGTACGGCATCCACACCGGTTGCGGCGTAAAGTTCCCAGATAACCGAATCCGGGAAGCCCCCGAGCGACCACTCCATTGACAGCGCATCGTCATCAAGGCCGAGGTCTACCGGTGCGCTGCCGTTCATCCCCGCACCGCGATAGTTTTCGAGCTTACGGGTCAGTTTTGGCAGCGTGACGGACTTTGCAACGCCCTGATAGCTGTAGCCGTTCAGAAAGACGTTCATTAACTTGAGTTTGCGCGGCATTGCCATCGGTCAGGCTCCTTAATTGCTGTTAACCGAGGTGACCAGATTTGCCAGATATTTATCAGTAATACGCTGGCGCAGGGTCAGGTTTTCGAGAGGAGGCACCGGGGTATAGTCATAGTCGATATACAGTTTTCCGGCCTTGAGGGTTTCCGCATCGTTGGATTCTTCGCTGAACCAGCAGGTCGCATCCACGATATAGCCGTTTGTTTTCAGCTCACGGAATTTGGCATTGATGCCGTCAACGATGTCGCGAATCAGCGTTGCGGTGATGGGCTTATCCACCGCCCACATGTGCGCCTCAGCCATCGTGTCGGCCAGCACCTGCGCGGTGCGGGTGTAGTTTTCAAAGAGGAACAGTGGGTCATCAGAGCAGGTACGGTTACCCCAGAAGCGGAAACCGTCACGGCGAATCAGCGTTGTGACACCTGCCTCGTTCAGCAGGTCAGCATCGGTGCCGGACTCCTGCAAATCCCAGAATACAGAGGCGCTGATGCCGGTAACACCGTTTACCCCGACATTGGACAGCGTTTTATGCCAGCCCTGCTCCTGGTCGATTTTAGCGCGCAGACCCAGCGCACGGGCGGTGGCATACGCGGTGGCGGTGGTGCTGCTGACCGTATCCCATGCGAGGAAATCCGGCCAGATGACCATCAGCTCACGCTGGCTGAAATTCTGGCGGTAGGCTTTCACCTCGGAAATGGTTTTACAGCCCCATGCGCTGATATACCCGAAAGCGCGCAGCTTCTGACAGACTGATGCCAGTGCAACAGCCACCTCTTTGGTGTCCAGTCCCGGCACGCCGAGAATACGCGGTTTAACACCGGTTACCGACTCCGCCGCCAGCAGGGCTTTCAGTCCGGTGTACTGACCGTTTTCGTCGGTGGTGCCGATGATATTGGAAACGGTCTGCGCGAGTTTCGTTTCTTCGTCATCGCCGGTGCCGTCTTCCACGCGCACGACAACGGTGACCGGTTTTGACTGGTCGGCGATGGCCTGCAACGATGCCGCCAGCGTGCCTTTTTTACCGGCCTTTGCAATTGCGCTCTGCACATTGGTAATCAGCACAGGTTTATTGAGGGGGAAGGTTTCCGCATCCGCATCGCTAGCCGTACAGACCATGCCGACAACGGCAGTGGATACGGTGGAAATGACGCGGGTGCCGTCGTTAATCTCCAGCACCTGCACGCCATGATGATAGTCACTCATCCGTTTAACTCCGTGGTTAATGGGTGCAACTATTTTCTGTTGGGCAGTGCATGAGACGCTATTTGACCTGGCTGGTCAGTGGATGAAACAACAGATAAAGAAAAGGCGGGCAATTTGCCCGCCTGTCCTGATTTGTACTCACTCATTTTCCGACTGACAATTTACATAGCCCAAACGCTATCAAATCTGACAGTCTGCTTTGGGTAAACTGATAATGGGCAGAGCTTTGTATGGCTAACTTCAGCATGATACCTTACAGTCAAGCTGACAAAAGGCGGAATGATTATTCGTTGATACACATCCTCCTGTAAGGAAACAAAGCATGTATAAAGAACTTATAGAACAGAGACTGAATGAGGCAAAAGCCGCCAGAGCTGCGCTGAGCAAGACTAATGGTGTAATTGTCGAAAAAACACATAACCCTGACCGCGGACTGTATCTCGTTAATTATGCCAATTTACTTATGAACAGGCAGATAGACATCTTCGATGATGCGCTTCTCCTCCTCGAAAACGAACGATACCAAAGCGCTTGTATTGTTAGCCGAGGAATGATTGAAACTCATGCCTTCTCACGACTCTTAAACAAGAAAGTAGAGAAAATTTTGACTACCCAAAATGGCCACGCAAGTGTAGATAACGCTATCGAAGTTATATTGAACTTTACGAATAGTTCTCGATTTAAAAAGTCAGAGCAAGAAAAGATTCAGAAAGGAGTATTTGACCCGAACGACTACATGTTTACTGAGGAGGCTAAATATCGTTTTGAAAACCTACTTGCTGTCAGTATGCATGTGATGACTGCTTTACGCGAACTCTATAAAGATGAGATGAAGCAGACTAATCAGATGGAAAGTGATTTTGAACTGACTTATGACATACTTAGCGAATATGTTCATCCTTCACAAACGAGCATCTACCACTACTACACACCTGAAACCCACTTAGTTCCTACTTCAGTTGGTAATATTCATGCTTATGTGCATGCTCAGCTACAATGTGTGAGAGCGCTACTTTTCATATTAGAAGCAAAGAGTCAACATTATTGGTCTACACAGTTAGCAAATGAGATGACCAAACGAGCTAAAGAGTAAGGCCTAAGCCCTGCAATGTGTTTATTTGAAAAATATTTCAATTTTTTCTTTGTATGCTGTAAATGACCTGAGCCCCTCTGACCAGAGAGCCTTGATGTTATCAATGTCCGCTCTTGGCACAGAGCGGACTGTCAGATTAGGGGTTACTCTGTGTTATAGATATGTGAGCTCACACCAGAGTTTATACAGCTTATTGTGGCATTTCCGGCCATTCAGGATTTGCAGGATCCACACGACTGACCAGAACGCTGTAGCGTTCCCATGCTTCCAGTCGGCTGCGTTCCTCATCTGTTGCCATATTCAGCCTGACAGCGCGCTCCAGCGGCAAAATTACGGATTCAGCTTCGGAAAGCAAAGCTGCCTTCTGTAATTCCGCCTGTTGTTGCTGTTCATCTGCCGTATAAATCCGTTTAACCACAGCACCATCCTTAAACATCCATTTACCTGAGTCGTCAGCACGTCGGTTGGAGGTAATATCAGGAACCTCAACAACGCTAAAACCTTCAGGATTAAGCGTTGAAGCATCTCTGGTGATAGCGACAATAATATTATTTTCATCGTAAACAATCTTTATTGTGTCTGGCTGAAAGTTCTTCACTTCCTCATACCAGTTTTTTCCGTCTTCGGACCATAACCAGATAACATCAAAATTCTTTGTTAGCTGATATTGCTCTTTTGTTTTTGGATTACCTGACTTAATGTTCTTTAAATGCTGCATAACTTACACCTGCGCAACGTTATACCATGTGCCATTGATGTATTTTTGTATCGGCCTGAAGATGGCTTCATCATCGCCATCCACTTCACCAATGATTCTTAATCCGGTAATCGTGTGTCCGGCTTTTTCATAACGACCACCTCGCGCCATCAATTGAACAACTCGCGTACCCAGGCGAACATCTTTCACATAGCGGGAATCAAAATTCCCCCAGTTGCTGGGTTGCATCTGACCGTTAACAGCAAATATTACCGAGTTATCTGTATTTCGCTGGCTATAGAAATGCCATCCGGCCTCATCGCCTAACTCTGCAACCACTGGACGGGTGGAAGCACCCCATAAATTAAAGGTAATATTCTTCGTGGATGTGTTAGAGCTGGATAGCGAGAACTTTTTACTATCCCCTGCCTGAATATTTTTAAAAGCAATAGCCACTCCATTCTGAAAACGGAATACTCGCTGACTGTTAGCATAAACATCAAGAATACCGTCTCCATTCTGTTTAAATCCGGTATCATTATCACCAAGAACAATTGAGCTACCACCTAGTGCATTCGTCGTACCAACTCCAAAACAGCCATTAATGACGGCATTAACAAGAATATTTAGTGCATCCCATTTCAACGTCATCAGGTCTTTTGTTGTGGTACTCTGGCGGCTTCTCCATTTGAAATATTCATTGCCGTTATCCCCCGTTTCAAACCACATGTATGAATCAGTGTCACCATCGGCATCATTTTTAAATCCAATCTTCGCCCAGTCAGTATTTCGAATCCAGGCAAGGATTGAGTCGTTTTCAAAAGTAAGTCCACCGGACAAGGTATCGCCATTTTTTTGCACGGCGTTCCCGGCTCGGTTTACCGTTTCCTGTAAACCGAGATATTCGATAACGGCGGCAACGGTCGATTTAGCCAGAATATCCCGCCCGACTTTTGTCAGGGTCGCCAGGCTGGCAACATCATTCCCCGTAAAATACGGAAACCTGTCTGCCGCAGTAGCAAGCCCCGCCAGCGCCGTCAAAGTGGCATCTTTCGGTTGCTTACCCGCAAGCGCATTAGTCATGGTGGTAGCAAAATTCGGGTCATTGCCCAGCGCCGCCGCCAGCTCGTTCAGCGTATTCAGTGCGTCAGGCGACGAGTCTACAAGGGCGGCAATCGCGGCCATAACGAAAGCCGTGTTTGCGATCTGAGTATTATTCGTTCCCTGTCGCGCAGTTGGCGTCGTTGGCGTTCCGGTCAGTGCAGGGCTGTTTAATGGCGCTTTTTTGTTCGTTTCATCCATTACCGTCTTAACGGCTTTTGGTGTTGCGGCGAGCGTTTCAGACGTGCTGTTGGTGGCACTACTGAGCTGGACAAGGCCTTTTCGCGCTGTGGTGGCGTCCTGTGCGGTATATTTCCCGTTAGCCAGGTCATATGCGGCCTTAACCGCTTTCGGCGTTGCAGCCAGTGTTTCAGACGTGCTGTTGGTCGCACTGCTTAACTGAGTAAAACCTTTTGCGGTCAGCGAGGCGTCCGGGTGACGTCGTGACTGTTCATGTTCTGCAATTTTGTCATCAACGTAATCCTGCGTCGCCATCACCGTTGTGGTGTCAATGGTCAGCTCCACTGAGGCCACACTGCTGACGATGATGACCATGCGACAGGTCTGCGAACGCCCTGAGCCTTCGGCAAGAGCTGGCTTATAACTTTCGGCCATGTTCGCCACGGCAATTAATGTTCCCGCATCATCGTACAGGCCAAGCTCACGCATCCAGAAACCGCCCACCTCCGGCGGAATAACCAGCTCTGCGATAATATAATTACTGTTTCGTTTGTCCTGGCTGATTTTGTTCAGCGCATGTCGCCAGACTTCATGGATAAGCCCGGTCTGTCCGGCATCCGGGACAGGCAATTTACCACCGCCATCCCCGACGGCCATCGTGGTAATGTTGACCTTCCGCCCTCCCGGCGCGGTTGCCGCTGCCAGCTTTGCTGCACCGGCAGTGGTGATAACGGTTCTGAATTTTGTGCTCATTATTCCTCACTTATCCGGGGTAAACCGTAATTACATCGCCGTCGTAAGCCACACAACCGGCGAACAGGTAGCCGGGAATGTCCCGGGTAATGTTCAGGCCAATAAGGTGGCGGCTTGCAGGTTTGGCATCGGCAATCAGCCGTTCCATTTCCTGATACATTGCCTCTGTGATACCGCTTTCCAGTACACCAATATCAAGCCGGAAGGTGCCGGGCGGGTCACTGTTTTCCCACCACTCCGTCACGTTGATGAGATAGCCGAGCGGCTCCACCACACGCCGGATTGCGCCGATAGTGCCTTTATGACAGTGGATGAAATAGGCATCGCGAATAACGGCGCGTTTGGTCGCTTCCGGCCACTTTTCATCCCACCTGTCGACCGAAAACGCCCACGCCAGCCACGGCAGCAGATTTGCCGGACAGGTGTCCGGGCTCCACAGTTCACGAATACTGACCGGCGTTTTTTCAATTTCCGCACAGGCTTTTGCGGCAGCAATTTCAAGCGGTGATGAGCCGGTCGGCAGCAGGCGCGAATCACTCATCCGAGCCTCCGGTCACGACGCGGTATTCGGTACAGAAAGACGCCTGCGTACTGTTGAGCACAATGTCGGCCAGTGGTGCGGCCAGCTCGACACGCTGCACGCCTTCCACATGCAAAGCGGCATAAATGGCAGACAGACGGATGTCGCGCCCCAGCCGGTGCTGCGCCGTGATGTACGCTTCCAGTTTTTTCACGGCAGCAGCGCGGATGGGTTCGCTTTCGGGACCAGGGTAAAGGTAAAGCGTGGCGTTTATCTGGTATTCAACAATGGCGGCAGACTGCACGGTCACGCGGTCGGCCACCGGCCTGACGTCCTCGCCATTAAGGGCGTTACGCACCACGGCCAGCAGGTCTTCGGATGCCACACCGTTATTTTCACGTGACAGCACAGAGATGGTGACGCAGGCCGGAGACAGACTGGTGACAGAAATATCCGCGACACGCCCGTCGGCACTGCGACCATGATACTGATAGGCCCCCACCGACCCGGCGACGCTTAAACCTTCAAACGCCTGCTGAATACGCAGACGATAATCAGTATCAGATTCCATCACGGCCGGTGTCGGCGGGAGGGTCGAATCATCTGCCGGGGTGATAATCAGGCGTGTGGTGTTGTAATTGGCACCAATCACATCAAGGTCATTACCGGCGGCACAGGCCAGCATCACCGCCCGTGCAGCCTCATTCACACGCTGACGCCAGATAAGCTCACGATAAGCATTTTCCTCCAGCAGTTTGACGAGAGGCTCGGATTCCAGCGTCAGGGTACGGGCGACCGCCTCCTGCTGGTCTTCCGGGTAAAGGGAAATCAGTGTCGCCTTGCGTTCAGCGAGAATGGTTTCAAAGTCCAGCTCCTCGACCACATCCGGTGCGGGTAGCTGGTTCAGGTCGATAATCGGCATGGTTTCAACTCACAGGGATGGTTAACGAAAGTGGCTGGCCGGTGTCGTTGTGCTGGCCGGTTAACGTGACCGTCATTCGCCCGTCAAAACTGCGCTCAGTGGTGACGGATGACAGGGTGACGCGGGGTTCCCATTTCAGCACCGCCATGTAACAGGCGACCTTAATCTGCAACTCAAGCGCCGGGGTCTGCGGCTGGTCAATCATTGATGCCAGCAACGAGCCGTAATCACGACGCATCACCCGTGAGCCGACCGGTGTGCGCAGGATATCGCCGATACTCTGGCTGATATGCTCAAGGTCAGTGACAGTCAGGCCATCACTGCGATTCATTCCGAGATAACGCGCTGTCATAAAGGACTCCCGGTTGTGCCGCCGCTGTCGCCGGGGTGTTTATGGGTATGCAGTACCTTACCGTTTGATGAGAGTTCACCGCCGGTGTGTTCAATGTTGCCGCGCATCGTCCCGCCCTTCTGCACTTCCAGCGTGCCGGTAATCAGCCTGTTGGTGCAGACCACCTCCGGGGTGTCCAGGGTGACGCGGGTTGATGCTTTCACCATGACCACCGGCACCGTGGCAGTAACAGAATCAGAAGCCGTCACGCTGGCCGTTTTAATTCCGCTTACCGTGAGTGCACTGGTTTCGGGTTCATATTCAATCACCGCCCCGTCAGGGAAACGGATATGCAGGGCATCCGCCGACACAGACGGCGAGGGGTTATCGCCGGAATAAATCCCCGGCAGAACGAACGCCGTGTCGAGTTCACCGCCCACGGCCAGAATCAGCACCTGCTCCCCCACGGAAGGTGCCCACCATGTGCGCGAACGACCGGCACGATGGGTCAGCCACTGAAGCCAGTCAGTGCACATGCCGCCGGTCTGCACACGGCAGCGACCGGCGTTAAGGTCGGTTTCGACGATAATGCCGGTGCGAATCATGTTGCGCAGTGCGCGCGCGAGTTCCTGAATATTTGCGAGAGTGTTCATGCATGTGAGATTGCACAATATATAAAAGTTATGCTATCTGGATTCATTTGTAGAACTACCAGACAACATTCAAGGAGAGCGTAATGGTCAGCTATAATGTGACTAATGTGTGGGGGCTAATCGTTTTTTTCCTTTGTAGCTTTGCAGTATTAGCATTTTTTAGCTTTGGTAAAAGTAACCTTATGAGGCTTATTGCACATTATTTCAATTTTGGATATTCAGACAAAAAATTAAAAAGACTTGACCGCGAGTGGCGCGACATTCAACTATTTAAAATAATTAACGGAATCAATGTATCAGGCATTGAAAATGTGAGAATGATACAGCAGGGACTGATTGATGGAAAACTAAAAACATCGTATTTTTTCCTTACTCGCATCTGGGGTGACATAACAAAACCACCACACATAATTAAAACAATAATTGTAATTCTGGCCAGTATTTTTTACATTCTCCTCGCATGTTATATACACAACAAACAATCCGCTATAGTAAGAGATGCCATAGGCATACCATATAAAAATATGATGTACTATGTTTATAGTGACAAAGTTCTTTTATCCTTCAACAATAAAACAGTTGAATTCAATAAAACTTATAGCCTTGCCGATTGCAAGAGACTGCAAAACGTATTTATAAAAGACACACTTCCTGAGATCGCCTGCAATAAGCTCTTACAGCTAAACGAGGAGGACTCCGAATGGTTAAGCCAGGAGATTAAAGATAATAACAGTCACAAAAAAGCATTATTAATACTATCCCTCGTCTATTTCACTTCAGGTCTGGTTATATTCCTGTCATATACAAAATTCTTTTACGCCAATAAGAAGGTTTTAGAATACAAAGCATCAAATAAAAATCACTCATAAACCTCTAAACATTGAGCGACCAGCATGGCCGCTCAATGTTTAATTGCGCATCAGCCTCTGCCTGGATAAAACTAACGCTCAAGGTGAGCCAGGATAATCTCTTCAATCATCTGCACATCCTCACCGGTAAAGCCGAGCAGAGGACGCGCCGGATAATCAATTTTCTTACCGTCTTTCCGGGTTTCTTCCGACAGACCGAACTGATGCACACTGGCGATTTTCGGCGACTTCCCGCCGTAAAATTCCATTGATGCCTGTTCCGGGCTGGCACGGATATGCAAAAAACGACTGGTGATAAGTTTCGCAAACATTTTTCGCTTAACACGACCGGTCTTTTTTCTGGCGCTCTGCTGCTGGCGTGGCGCGTAGGGTGTGCCGTCCGGGGCTTTCTGTGCCATCACCCGACGCTGCTGACTCTGCCGCAGACGCTTCGCCAGCTCTGCACTCAGCCGCCGACGCCCTGACGGTGACAGCGACTCAATCAGTCCGGTCAGCCGGTCTTCAAAACGCTTAAACTCATTCATCCCACTTGCTCACCAGTTCGCCATTGATATAAAGCTCCATCGGGCGGTTGACCGGCTCCGGCGGCGGGGGTTCCGGGATATTCTTCACATGCAGCGCGCCGTCCACCTCACTGACCAGCGTGCGCTCGGTCAGCATCAGGCTGATGCTGATATCAAAGCTGCTGTCATTGTTGATGTCTGCATAAAACGTGAAGCCCTTTTTCTGGCCTGCGTCGGTGGTCATGATGTCGGGCTGATTTTCCCGCAGCCACGCCAGCACCGGCACAATGAGCAGGTCAAAATCACCGGTAAAGTCGGTCACAATGACATTGAGCGTGTAACGCTTTTCGAATGACAACGACGCCGCCAGCGTGGAGGCAATACTCCCGTTATCCACGAATATCCGCAGCATATCGGGGTTAGTTTTCAGCACCGTGACGGCATCAGTCAGCGCCCTGCGCAGGCTGTCGGGTTTGAGCATCGTTTTCGTCCTGACAGTGTTTAATCATTTTTACCTGGCTGGCACAGCGTGCCAGCGCGTTCTCAAGCTGCCGGATATCGGCACTTAAATCGCCGTTCGTCTGCGGGTCACTGCCCGGCATCGGGCAAAGGCTCACTTTCGGGCAGGCGTTGTGGACAATCACTGGCGTCAGTGCAGGCGGGGCGCTGGTGCAACCGGCGCACAGCATCAGGCAGGTCAGCACCATACCAGCGGCGAAAATCTTCGTTTTCATTGAGTAACCTCGTGATGGTTTTCTCGCGCTGTGCTTCACGCTTCGCGGCGTTCTCCAGCTCCTGACGCAGAGCCACCTGCGCCAGCTCGTTTTTGTCTGCCCTGGTGAGGGCAACATGAAGCTGATTTTTCAGCATGGTGATGGTCGTCTGCTGTTCACTGGCGACGTTGTTCACCCTGTCCAGCGAGGCGCACAGGCTGGCGTTTTCATGCTTCGCCAGAAACAGCCCCACCACCGCCAGCGATAACAACACAACCATCACAATCATCAGCTTTGACATGGTTCCCGCCCCTCAAGACGCTGACGGCAGGCCTTACGTATCAGCCGGAAGAACACCGACGCCACGAGATAAATCAGCGCGGTAAAAATCCACCCGGCAGCGACCAGCGAGATAAATGTCGCCACCATCACCACCAGAGCCGCCGCCCGTCTGCACCACGGCACCGGCTGCAAAAACAGCGACATGACAATCTTCACGGCCAGCGACTCCGCTGGCAGCTCCCGCCCGTAGCGTTCCAGCACATACTCAGTGGCATAAACGCCGACACCACCGGCAACCATACAGATAACCGTCGCCAGAATCGCCCAGGTGGCGACAAAACTGACGGCCACGCTCTGCGGGTAAATCAGGGACAGTGCCAGCATCAGCGCCAGCGATACGTTCAGCATCAGTGAAAGGGATAATTTCTTCATGGTGTTTACTCCGTTTAAGCCGGTACGCCGCCGGCGGTACGCCAGACGGTGACCAGTTTTTCCAGTGAATGCTCACGCTGACCGTAACCGGCACCCGGCAGGGACGCCCAGATATTGCGACAGCGTGAAATGGCGCGCTCAATGCGTCCCGCCCGGATGTCATCCAGTGCACCGCGTTCGCGGATCAACTGCATGGCGAGTCTGTCCTGTGACAACGGACTGAAATCAGGCAGGGCAAGCTGTTTGCGGTAGTGCGGCCAGAACAGGTAAAGCTGCTGATAGCGACCGGAGGCCGTGGATTTTTCACCGCGACGGTTAAACACCTTCGCCGGTCGGCCATGCGCGAACGGGTGGTCACTGTAGTCGGTGAAGATTTCCGGCTTTCCGTCCAGTCCGGTGACTATCACGTCATAGCCCCGGTTTTTCGTCAGCGGATGATTCGCCGTCCCTTCGGACACGGCCAGCATGTCGAGAAAGGCGGCGATATTCTGATGCGTGTTAATTACCGGCATTACGGTTTCCCCCTGCCCTTAAAGCGGCGCTGAATGGCAATCTCAATCACCTGATAACCGGCGATACCCAGCATGGAGCCGATGCCGCACACCGCAGGCAGTGACAGGTCAGGAAACTGCACCAGAACAACACCGGCAACCATCGAGACAAAACCACCGAGCAACATGCGCCCGATAAACAGACGCGGGGTGATGGGTTCACCACCGGCAAGCACCTTGCCGACAACAATCAGCACCCCAATCATGAAAAGCGACAGGACGCTTTTTTCTTCTGCTGTCATGCGTTACTCCCACAGATTGACAGTTTCAGCCACGGGCGCGGTCTGAACGTCGGGCAGTTCGACGGCGGTGCCGTGTGGCAGCACCGCACCCAGTTCAGACAGTCCCGGATTTGCGGCGAGCACGGTCTCAACCACGCCCTCAGTGCGCCCGTAATACCGGACACAGATGGCGTCGAGCGTGTCGCCCTGTAGCGCAAAGGTCTTCATCAGATTTGACTCACGATGCAGCGCGGCTTGTCCTGGATGCGCGCCACCGCCCAGCGCATATCCCGCCACAGTTCATCAATGGTGCTGTCAATGCTGTCAGCCTTCTTGTCGCCTTTCGCACTGGCATCCACGCCGCGATAACGCTCATAAAGCGACGCGGTCGCCATCGCACACACAGCGCGCTCGTAGTAAAAAACCTTGATGCTTTCACCGTCGATGTCGTCCGCCGGGACGTCCGCCAGACGCGTAAAACCGGCGGCAATTTTCTGCTGTCTCTTATACACATCTGACGCTGC